CTAAAGGGCATTTGCAGTTGATCACTCATATTAAATATATTGATACGGTCGGCGTACAAACTACGCTATCTAGTTCTAAATATAAGGTTTCGGATTCAAGAGAACCGGGTATTATACAACCCGCGTATGATGAAGTCTGGCCAGTTAGCCGGCGTGAAATCGACGCGGTAGAAATTCGGTTTGTTTGTGGCTATGGGGATTCAACAGCAACGCCGGAAGGAATCAAACAGGCCGCGTTATTGCTGGTTGGGCATTATTTTGAACACCGTGAAGCGGTGGCGTTTAACAATGTTGCGTCAGTGGTTCCCCTGGCATTACTAAACATCCTAGCGCACTACAAAATAGGGGAGGAGTTCCTATGGTACGATCCGGCGCGTTAAGACACCGTATACAGTTGCAAAACAACGCCGGAACCGCAGACAGCGCCGGCCAGATTTCGCAATCATGGAGTACATATACAACGGTTTACGCCGAGGTTATTTACAAGGGCGGCGCGGAGGTAATCCGAGGACAACAGGTAGACGCTAAATATTCGGCTATTGTTCGTATTCGGTTTGTTGAATCGGGGACGTTTCCAATACCAGAACACCGGGTCAAATGGGGTAGCGTGATTTTAAATATTGACACTATACAGCGGCGAGATACGCACAATCGTGAATTGTGGTTGTATTGTACTGAGGATATTTAAAAATGGTAAAACCTGTTATGGAAGTATCCCCGCGGGACATTGCACAAATGCAAAAGGCCTACGCCGTTTTAAATGACAGTCTAAAACGTAATGTAGAGCGCAAAATATTAACGGCAGTAGCAACGAGCATTAAACGCGAATACCGTACACGTACACCACAATCCAGCAGTACAGGCAGCTATAAAGGGTGGAGTAAAGCTATAGCCGGCCGGCGTACAGGCGGAAAAAACCAACTAAAAAAGGCGCTCAAAAGTAAACCATCTAGCAAATGGAAAAACAAACAAGCATTAGCGAAGCGGGGAATACTGGGCGTTACTGCTGGATACGATTACACCAGGGGCGGCGCTAAATCGGCGCCCTATGCACATTTGGTAAATGATGGCCATGTAGCCGTTTACTGGGGCCGGCGTGGCGGCGGCAGGGTTGCGGGGATCCATTGGCAAAAAGAGGCCAGACAAGCGGCGGCGGCTAGAGCTAGGGGAATAGTTGCGGCAAAGGCGAAACAAGCTATTACAGCGGCAGTTATCAAAGCGGCTAGGAAGGCTAGGTAATGGCGGGAATCGGTACAGGTATTAGAACGTATTTATTAACGGTTACGGCCGTTACGGACATTGTATCTAGTCGAATTCGGCCGGATGCACTGATACAAAACGAAACGTTTCCAGCGATTGTAATAGACGAGACAAATAGTGACCACGAACACACAATATCGGGCGGCGGTGGAATTGTAACCAGTCAAATGACAGTGGCCTGTTATAGCGAAACCAGGTTAGCCGCTGAAAACCTAGGGGAAAAAGTGCGGGCGGCGTTGCAAGGATACGAGGGCAGCGCCGGCAGCGAAACAATACAAAGTAGCCAACTTAGCGGGAGAGCTAGTGGTTATTTGGTGCCGGCGGATGGATCCGACGGCGGGTTATATGTTACTAGTTTAAGTTTTGAAATCGTATTGACTGAATCAATACCAAGTTTTTAAGGAGTTGAGAAAATGGCACAAACTGGAAACAGCGCCACAATAGTTTTTGGTACAAGCGGTTTTACCGCTTCATATAGTCGCATTGGCGGTACTGGCATGGGGCGGGAATCGTTGGACGTTTCGCACCTGGGGACGTCTGATTACATGACATTCCAACCGGCCGATTTAGTAGATGGCGGGGAGTTTAGTTGTGAATTTCAATGGGATCAATCGGCCTCAACATTTCCACCGATCACAGCCGCAGCGGAAACCGTCACGGTAACCTATCCTATGAAATCCGGCGAAATTACCGCGGCAACGTTGAGCGGGTCCGGGTTTTTAACTGGGTCTACTGGGCCGGATTTGTTGAACGGTGAGATTATGAGCGGTGAGTATACCGTTAAATGGGGCGGCCAACCCACCTATACAGCAGGTTCATAATGAAAATAAAAATTGAGGATCACCCAAACGAACAGATTAGCGACGTTAAGTTAATCCGCATTGACGGCATAGGGTCCGGATATTGTGGAGTTTCGGAGGGGTCGCCGATTTGTTTTACCGGTAGGCAATCGCAGGCGGTGCGATCCATGGTAAAGATAGAGGTAGAAAAGTTTATTGGTGGCTCCGTTGGTTCAGTTAATGAACCGCCACCAGCACAAGAACCAGAGGAGATAGAGGAAGATGAGCAAGAAGAAACTAACGACGAGGACTGATTTGTTAGCGCGGTGCAAACGGCGTTTTAATACCGTTTCAATAGATGGTATGGACTTTAGATTGCAATCGTTAAGCGAATCGGAAAAGAGCCGTTTCGAAAAGGCGGTAATCAATAAAAAAACCGGCGAAGTGTACATGAGCGCCCGCCGGCGGTTATTGATTACGATGTTAGTAGACGATGACGGGCAACCGCTTTTAAGTGGTTCCGATTTGGATTTATTAGGGGAAATGGACGGGGCGATAGTTGCAAAGTTATTTGATGCAGCTAGCGAGCATGCCGGGTTCACTAATTCGGAGGCCGTCGACGAACTTGAAAAAAATTCAAACGACATCCACGACGCCATTTCAGTTTCAAGCTAGCCGCGAAACTGGGCGTTTGGGATGTTCCCAGCATGCTGGACGAAATGCCGACAGAATTGTTAGACGAATGGATAGCATTTTACAGGCTAGAACCATTTGGGGAAGAATGGCTGCAAACTAGTTATTTATGTAGTATTATTTTAAACCTGGCTGCAAAAGATTCTGTTGAGCTAGATCACTTTGTACCGGATTTCACAGAGAAGAAACAAACCGTAGTTGATGACGAGGCACAAATGGCTGCTATGTATGGGGTAAAAAAATAGATGGCGCTTTCCATTGGATCCATTGCAACAACATTTGTTGCCAAAACCAAACCCTTTGAATCTGGCGTCAAGCGGGCGAGCGCATCCGTTAAGCAAATGGGCAACGATGTTCGCACCGCTGGCCAACGGGCCGGCGCAGCGTTTAAGCGGTTTGGGGATTCCGTAATTGTAAAGGCGGCAAAAATAGCCGCGGCCGTTGCGGCTATCGGGTTTGTTAAAATGGCTATTGGTGCAGCGGCACAAATGCAGCAGGACATAATAACAATCAAAGCGTTTCTGGGTAGTTTAGAAAAAGCTAACGCCCTAATGGGTAAATTGCGGGAATTCGCCAAAACTACGCCGTTTCAATTAAAAGATTTGGTAAAAGCTACTAAACAGTTATTAGCGTTTGGATTTGCTGAAGATAAGGTTATGGATAGTCTATTCATTATCGGTAACCTGGCCGCAATGAGCGGCGCAAATGTATCAGAGTTGGCGCAGATATTCGGCAAGATCAAAAGCCAGGGTAAACTAATGGGCGAAACCCTAAACCAACTAGCCGAGCGGGGTATCCCGGTTATCTTATCGCTGGCGGAACATTTCGGGGTTGCTGAGTCCGCCATTAGGGACATGGTATCAAAAGGGTTAGTTTCATTCGATGATATGATGGCGGCAATGGATAATATGGCCGGTGCCGGTGGCCAATTTGGTGATTTGATGGCCCAGCAGTCAAAAACCCTGGCGGGGCTATGGAGTACATTAAAAGATAACGTTGAGGCGTTAGCGCTTGCATTTGGTGAGAAGTTAATACCGGTTATTCAAAAGCTGTTGATGATTGGTTTAACCGTTGTCCAATGGCTGGGTAATTTAGATATGGCCGCCATAAAACAAATTGTCACCATTGGCGTTATGATTAAAACGCTGGGCTTTATGATTACCATAATTCCAAAACTGATGGCCGGCATTCGGGCGCTAGTTGTAACGCTAGGAATACTAACGGCGGCAGAGTTGGCCGCCAATGCGGCCGGGATGAATTTTGTGGGTGTTGCAATTGCTATAGGTGTAATTGCTGCGGCCGGCGCAGCAACTGCAGTTGCATTCAATAAATTAGACGAATCAATAAGCGCGGCAGAAAACCAGGTGAACGGGCTAGCTAATTCTAACGAACAATTACAACAAACGGCCGCCGGTACAATTGCCGTTGCGGATGTTGCCAACCAAAACACCGAAGCAATCAAAACAGAAACGGACGCGGTAAAAGAACTAAACGCCGAATTGGGTAAAACGGCAAGCAAGCCTATTAGCGTAGCGGTTAGAGGATCCGCGGCGGAATTCTCTGCAAGACAAAAAGCCGCCAGCGCTCTTGACCGATTCCAAAAGGCCCAATTGAAAGCGGCCGAACTGGCGAATAGACACCTATTAGCGATTAAGAATAACACAGGACAACCAATAGCGGCAGCGGGGATCTAATGGCGGTAGTAAGCGTAAACATATTACATAATGGCTGGGGCGCGTCTGAGGAGTCCGGTAAAAAAACAACGTTTACCGTTGTATACCTGGTCGAAGTGGACGACAAAAACGACGGCGCGTTAATTGTCATGGATGCTAATGATGGCACTACACGGATCCCGCGCAGTTCTGAAGGGTACGCAGTTGGAAACGATTCTGACCCGTTTGCGGTCGTTCAAAGTAAATCGCCCACGCCCATCGATGACAAGTTCTGGCATGTTTCGGTCACGTTTGGCCCTATTGAACCAGATGGGGAAACGGACGGAGAGCAGTTAAGCGGGTTTGACGCCGAACAAAATCCAACAAACGACCCAGAAAAGGAAGGGGTCACGGTAACTTATTCAACCGTAAACGCTACACGGGTAACGGAACGAGGCGCGTACATTGGCCAAATAGATTTACCCGTAGGATTTGCGAATCCCTGGGATCCGGGATTCTTTGACCGCTCTGGGTTTAGACCAGGCAAACCGAAGCCAACAGACAGGGCTAAAGGTGATCAAATGGGGCGCATTAAAAACGGCGTACCAATTACGAATTCTGTTTTTACGCCATTCGACCCACCGCCGGAGGTATCCTATAACCAGATACGCATAACATGCGGTGTAAATGTTAGGAACTGGACTGCTGGATTGTTTAGTATGGTTAATAGCGTTAATAGTAAGGAAATCGCGTTTACCGGCCCCGTTGTCGGGTTTCATAAGTGCGCACCGTATACGGTGCGGTTTATGGGCGTTAGCGCAGCCGAGCGCATTAAAAACGGTAAGGTATTCGATAGACTAGAATTAGAGTTTTTAATTGATCCGCTTTTTGGCTGGCGTTTGGATATATTGGACAGGGGTTATTGCGTTAATTCTAATAAGACAGTATCCGAGGGCGCACCAACGAAGAATAATATTGTAGATGATAAAGGTAACCAAATATCTGAGCCGGTTTTGCTAGATGGCAATGGGGAAATGTTAGACCTGGAAACACACGCGGCGACATATTTACGGTATGCGGTTTATCCTGAAATACGGAACATGGGAAAGATAACTGATTTTTGGAAAATTAAAAGGAGGTTGAAAAACCTGTAATGGCTGATAAGATTTTTACCGGGGCTACTTCTGGCGATTTTAGCGTGGCGGGTAATTGGTTGGGCGGATCCGCACCCGTTGCAGCGGATAACATATTTTTCGTGGCGGATTATAATATTGATTTGACTGCGGGATTAGATCAAAGCGCAGTCACCTACGGTAAATTAATCGTTGAGGCAGGTTACACGGGAAAAATAGGAACTAAAATTGCATATTTGCAAATACCGTGTACGGACGTGGATTTCAAGGGATCCGGGGAATCCTATATAGATGTTTCATCTTCGGCTATAGATATTCGGGTAGATGGGACGGCGGCCGCGCCAACGGGCAAGAGCGGCCTATATTTAAAGGGATCCGCAATAGATGAAATTAATGTTATATCGGGTAGCGTTGGCATAGCATCTAAAGCCGGGGAAACAGCAACGGTTACAACAATAAGCGCCAATGGCGGTAATATTGTGGTGGGCGATGGATGCACCCTAACTAATGTTACAATCTACGGCGGGCAGTTAAATTCTCAGGCAAGCGTAACCACGTTAAAAATATATAATGGCAGTGTAACGATGTCAGAAGCGGCCGCGGTAACTACCTTAAGTTTGTTTAATGGATCCCATACGCACAATGGCACTGGGACAATATCAACGGCCAATGTTGAGGGCGGGATATTGGATTTATACCGTAGCGGGTTGGCCAGGACGATTACAACGTTAAACCTAGAGCCGGGTAGCAGCGTGGTTTATGACCCCGATTTAGTTACCATTGGAACGTTAAACATCACCGGCGGCCCTATAGAAATCAGTATCAATAATGCCTAACGGGTTTTTACTCACAGGCGAAGCGGTCAAAAAACTGCGCCTAGATCATGCCACGCTAAAAAACAGGGTGCGCCGGCTAGAATCTATGGTTTCCAATATCCGGCCTACCGGTGGCCGCGAAGATAGCGTTTTCGTAAAGGTCACGGAGGAAATTACGCCCAGGGTAGCGGAGACACTGGGTAAAGGCAAAGCCGATATACAGAATATTGATGTTGAGAACGACGAAGCAACTTATGAGGATGCAACGGAGGTTGCCAGCTATGGAGCGGATCCAACAAACAGAAACATTGAGATTCATAATGATTCATTGATACCGATTACGGTGGATTCATATATCAGGGTTTCGCGGAATTTCCGTAGCGGGTTATGGTTACCCAGTGCCGAAGTCCAAACAATAATTGGTTATGCTTTAAATGGTGTACCGGGCAGAAGCGGCACAACAGCCGGTAGCGCTACAATCAAAGTTTACTATTTATTGGCGGGCGTTTTAACGGATAGCGGCGAAACAATAACCGGGTATAATATTGCAGACGTGGCAATTGGCGTTGCTAGTTATGTAATGCTGAAAAAGCACGCGCTATCGGAAAACTGGTTTATTGATTTCGCCGAATGCTAAACTATGCCTATCTCAATATTTTCTACCGGTTGTCATTGTGACTGTTGCCTTGTTTACGAATCCCGATATTGTGAGTTTATCGGGGAAAACTTTCCGGATGACCACGCAACCGGGGGCGCGTTTCCCGTACAGGGCGGGGCGTTAAATTTATCCGGCGTCTTTGATGACGTAGAAAATTGGACGTATCAACGGGACGTTTGTTATTCTGGGGTAAGTGATTGTATAGCGACAACCGACGCTAGAAGCGGCCTGAAATATTCACCAGATACATATATTAAAGGCATCCAAAGCGCCGGAGAAAATGCAAACCGCGCTATTCTTATAAATCCCCTGGACCAGTTCCAATGGTATACGTTAATGTCGTTCATGAAGTGCGAAACCTGCACCAGTGACCAAACGAATGCACTATGGTTTTGTTTCGATTATCAGGATACCGACAACTGGCTAGCGCTTGAAATAAAATACGAACCGGATTTTGGTACTTCCCCAGGCAACCCGGACAGAATATTTTTAATACGGCTATGGGAAAACGTAGCGGGGACAATTCAATTAGTAGATCCGACAGAAAGCGCTAAATCTATTAACCTGGGATCCGGTGCCAACCAGGTAGACGTTTTTATAGAGATAACGGTCGAGCGGCGGAGCGTTGGCGATGATCTATTATTATTGAATCTGGGTTTAATCGGCAATCCCCACGAATCAGCGGCATACCGATTTACACCGATTAACGGTGGTAAATTGGGTTGGATTACGCGGTTTGCAAGTGAATCAGAAATTGGCGACGCCGGCTGCACTATTCCGGGTGATGGCGTTTACGACAAACACCAGCAAATTTATAAAACGTCAATATGCCATTTAGCGTCCGATGTTCCAGAATGCTGCTCAGCGGCGCCACCGCCGGGCGAATGTTGCGATAATTGCAGCGACAACTTCCCTGGGTTATTTCATACGGGGGAATTCGACGCAACGATAAGCGGGTTTACCGATTCCACCGATTGCTTGAATTGTGATTTTATAAACGCGCCAGATAATTTAGACGATAATAAAGATATCTGTGCATGGGGCGTAATTTTCACCGATTACCACGGGGCTAGAGATTGTAGTAGTAGCGTGGAAGATGAAGCTACAGGATATACGGTATATAAATATTGGGGTTGGCGTGGCTTACAATTAAATAAATACCCTATTCTAACCGGATCCGTTGAAAGTGACGAATGGCGGTTACATCTTATTTACTTTATGGAAGTATCCATTACCGAAACGGTACTAGACCCAGACGGAAACCCCGTTATACGTGGCAGCTTTGCCGAGAAATGCTATGATCTATATTTCAAATATATCCCATCGGCAAACCCTAGTGTATGTTTG